ATTACAAGACCAAAGAGATTTTAAAGAAGCTGGGATTTAATAAATATTATGAACACATTGCATTTATTAAAAATAAATTAGGCATTAAACCGCCTGTATTTAGCCCCGAATTAGAAGAAACATTGTGCAACCTTTTTATGGAAACACAGTCACCTTATGCGAAAACTTGTCCTGATTATCGCGTCAATTTTTTGAACTATTATTATGTCCTTTTTAAGTTCTGCGAGCTTCTTGGGGAAGATCAGTATTTAGATTCCATTCCTTTGCTAAAAGATCGCGAAAAATTGATCGAACAAGACGAAACATGGAAAAAAATGTGCGTCGAATTGGATTGGGAATTTATCGCAACCGTTTAGAGTCCACCAGGGAATCCAACTAAATTGGCTCCAATTCCGAATCCAGCTCCGGTTCTAGAACTAACACCCATGCTAGGAATGTATGTGTCTAAAATAGCAAAAGTAGCCGCAGCAGTTAAAGCAAGGCATGCAATTTCTTCCATATTCATAGATTTCTTTGGAATTACGTATGCTGCAATAGCAATCATCAAACCTTCGACAATGTATTTAATCACTCTCTTAATAAGTTCGTTGGTGTTAAACATTCCCATTCTTTATATAAAATAAAAAGAAAATAAAAATATTAATTATTAATTATTAATTATTAATTAATTAAAAAAATTAATACTTAAAACGAACTTAATAATTAATATATAATGAGTGGAAAGTCAAAATCTAATATCGCCAAAAAGTTGGCTTTTGATCGTAAGTTAGCCAAGGATGGATCTCCTAATCCTAAATATGTTGATTTATTGGAGGTGGACAAGCCAATTGCAGGCCAAACATTTGGTTGCTTTTCTTTTATCACTCCCGAAAAGATTCTAAAGCAAAAGGAAATGTTCTTTTTTGAGGAATTCCTAAAGAGGTGGGAATTCTCTAAATCCATGGAAAAGTTTCATCAATTTATTAATTTTATGTCTTTCAAATACAAGTTGTCATTCGAAGATGTCATGAAGGACTATGAGGGATTTGTCAAGGAAGAGCGTGATAATATTATTTCATCTTCTATTGAGGATGACTACAAGACTTTTATGGACAAGGAAGAGGATGAGCTAGAAAAGCAATTCAACATCAAGCATAATTTCCAAACATCTGTGCGTGGCTTCAAGGCACGTGGTCATTTTGCATCACAAGAAGAGGCCGAATTGCGTGCTAAATTAATCCGAGAAGTAGATCCTAGTTTTGACGTATTTGTTGGGCCTGTTGGCACTTGGTTGCCCTGGGATCCTGAAGCTTACAAGACTGGACGTGTCGAATACATGGAGGAGGAACTCAATCAACTCGCTCAGGAGAAGCAGAAGAACGAATCCGCTGCAAAGAATGCGTTTGAATCTCGTGTCAAAGAGACCAAGCAGAAGGCAATTGATGAGAACAAGAAGAATGCGGAGAAGCATGGTAATGTTTTAACGCAAGATATTGATCAAGAAGGTAATTTGATTGGTGTCAGTGCAACTAGTCAGGAGAAGGCGCTAACAACTGAAGGTTCTGATACTATATCTGTTGCAGATATTCGTTCGGAGCTATTTGATGGCGAGAATATTGTGGTAGGCAAGACGGATTATGGGCGATCTGAGCTTGTTAGTGGGCCTTTTTCAATGAAGGAAAAAGAGAAGGACGAATAGATATTCTATAAAATTGAAAAGAATTAAATAATTATATTAAACATAAACTAATATAATTATTATCAAATGGAACAAATTCAAGAATATACAAATAATGGAAAATGGATTGCCATCACCACACTTATTTGGAATGAAGCATTTAAACAATTAATTTTATCTTGTATGAATGAACCAGACTTTATTATAAAATTTTCTAATCCGGAAAACTATTGTATTTATTGGATTAAACTAACAAAATTTATGGCGAAATATTATGAAAAAACTCCTGAAAAACCAGATAAATTCATATTCTTATTATTATTAACATATACCAAAAAATACATTTTACAACTAAAAAGCTTTTTACAGTTAAAAATAGCATTCAATGAATTAAATGATGATCGTAACAATAGTGATAATTCTGATTTTACTTGTGTTTCCTACAGACATGATGATGAAAATGATGATTCTCACACTTGTATATGTAGTCAGCCAATAGAAAATGTATTTGAATTTGAAAATAACTTATCGGGAGTTTGCTTTAATGTAGGTAGTGTTTGTAACAAAAGACATCGAGTTATTAGTGAAAATGATGAACAGTATAAATTAATGCAGCGAGCAGCAAGAGATAGAAAAGATGAAATCAAAAATGGATGGCCTCAAGGATATAAAGAAAATCAACGATCAATAAAAAAACAACAAAGGACTGAAAAAAATAAATCAAGCTCTAGTTCGGAATCTGAAACAGAAACAATTAAATATACTATTAATAATAGATGTATTATCTGTCAAAAAGATAAAATTATATATAGCCCTTCTAACAGCAGTAGCATTAATGGCATTTGTTCATGTGTTCCAAATAATATTAAAAAGAAGTCTAAAAAACTAAATAAACAAATTTTAAAAGAAATACAGACAATTTCTTGTTTAAGTTGTAAACAAGAAACAAGAAAACTTGAAAATAATAAATTATGCTCTGTATGCATTCTAAATAAAAAATCAGTAATTTGTTTAAAATGTAATATTGATTTTACAGCGCCTATAAAAGCAGATTCTAAATTTTGTAATGTGTGTATTCCTACTATTAGAAACTGTCTTGATTGCAATGATTATATAATGACACCGGAAACTTACAAAACTAGATGCACTGATTGTTTTAAACAAAATAAACAATCTCAAAAACATGTTTACATCGAATGTATCGAGTGCGGTGATGATGTATTGATATCTGAATCTGAAAAGGAATGGAGAAAAACTTGTAGTATTTGTTTTTTAAAAGCCAAAGGCGCTTGTGAAAAATGTTCTTCAGTTGTTAAAATATTACTTGTTAAAAAAGAAGGACCTAATAAAGGTAAAAAATTTTATAAATGTGAACCATGTGGATTATTTAAATGGGTTTAATTTGATTTCAAACAGTAAAAATAATCTGTAAATATAGTTTTATTTTTAAACTATATTCTTGTTTTTTATATAAAAAGCAAGATTTTGAAAGCAAGAAATTCCGCTTAACCTGATAAGTAAGCGGTTTCTACCATTTGCTTTTTTTTACCGCAATTTTGGGTCCCGCACCACGTTTCTTCACGTTATTTGGATCATATTGTTCCTCTTCGTCTTCATCATTTATCTGTTTAGATAGTTCCCAGAACTCTTTTGACCCTAATCTGAAGTCATTGTGTGCATCTGCCTTATACCAGAACACCTGATCTTGCAGCTTATTTGATTTTGCATTATTATTGATCACTAAGCACTCGTAATTCTCTGTGCATTGATCCATTACCTGACAAAATGACTCTAATGTAGGGAACATACCTGCATAATTTTCGTATATTCGCTTCCTGTTAGCTATATATGGCTCTCTTAAAATAAACACATAATCTATATTTGTTCTTAGTGTTGGTGGAATTCCTAGAGGGTATTGCATCGTAATAATTAGCATGACCTTCCAGTGCCTCAATTATACCATTTTCATTCAAGTATTTCTTCTTGAAATCATTAAATTCATGCTTTTTAAATGGGCATGACACTCTCTCGAGTGGGACTAGACTATATCTTAAGCTTTCATTGCGAGTGATTAGTTCGCTCCAGCCCACGGGCATTTAGTCGTTGAACCGCCTTCATATCCTTATCATAATGGACTTAGAAGACTGGCTGCGGATTGTCTTTATATTATGCATTTTTACTATACCTTATGTTGTTAACACAAGCCACCATCCTAGTTTCCTAGATGGTTTAGTAGCATAATCCTAGCAAGATATTCCCGCAATTTGGACGTGTTGCATTCTTTTTAAAATAAAAAGAACACTAGCTATTCTTTTGGAATAACTCTTAATGGCAAGCACACGATATATCGTCACAAATTATGACTACCGTTCATAAATTCACCATTCATAAAGAGGAGGCGCATCATCTTGTCGCGCGCCCAAGTGTTATCATATAAGCAGTCATCTAAGATCACAAAAGTTCGAGGGTCGATAGTGGATCTTTTAAACTGTTCCATTTCTTTTTTGATCTGCTTCAAAACCTGTCTCTGTCGCTTCAAAATGTTCTCGATAATTGCAGTGTTGTATTCATTATGGATGAACAATTTTGGGACTAATTTTCCATAAAATCCGTTTCCTTCTTCAGTTCCAGAAATAACAGTGCCAATTGGAATATCTTGATGGTAATATAGTAAATCTCTTACCAAAAATGATTTACCAGTGTCACGTCTCCCGATTAAAACAACAACAGGACCTTTCGATTCATTGGGTTTAAAACTAATTGATTTCATATCAAAACGTTTTAGCTCTAAATTCATTTATTATTATAATATATAAAAAAAATAATTTAATTTACGCGATTTTCAACTTATAAATACTTAAATCATTTTATTTAGGCATTTTAAATAGAAATAACAATAAATCTTTATAATAAGTTAAATATAACTTATAATTTTATTTTTATTAGCTAATGGCAATTACAGTAAATTATCAAAAGAGGAAGAATATTAATCTCTTTAATAAATTTCAATCTAATCCTAATATTGCTTTATCCAATGTGCAAAATTATATACCAATTTATGATAATTTTTTTTCATT